GTTCACCTCGACCACGGGCGTTAGTGTGGGAATGACCGTCACCGCGTATGGGCTCGCCTGGGGCACCACGGTGACGGGCGTCACGAGCACCACGGTGACACTCTCGACGCCTTCCACATCCTCGATGGTCACGAATTACAAGGTCACCTTCGGAGATTGCATCTATTTTAATCTGCTGACGGGTGCGGGCGGAGGCACAGATTACGTCGGGTATTATGCAACGGTCGTTACCGGGGGGCTTGTTGCTATTCCGTATGGGGGCGCGGGGTATTCTGCGATATTCCAAAACCCCACGCCGATCACAAGCACAACTGCCACAGGCAACGTGACCTCCGGCCCCTTGGGTCCGTTCACGGGGTCGGTTCTGGTGCTGGGCGATTCATTCAATGTGACCGATAGCGGGTCGGCTCCCTACTATCCGGCGCAGGATAATTTGACGCTGCTCGCGAATTATTTTCAATATGCGTCCGCCGGCAACGCCAATCTTGCGACCTGCGGCTATGGGACGTTCAGCAGCCCCTCCTCCATCGCCGCTCTGTTCAGTTCGCAGTCCCCAGGTGCGACGGGCGACACGTACATGAGCGATATTGTCGTGTTGCAGCTCGCGGGCAGCGGCGGAGGTGCGGCGCTCGCCTCCGCACTGACCGCGCCCGATGCGATCTCGGGCACGCTCACGACATCGATCACGATGGCCGCCGCCTTGACGAGTGTCGCGAGTATCGCGGGGACATTGGGCAGCGCGGTCAACCCGCTCCCCTCCGCGCGGCTCACCGCGCCGTGTACGATTTCGGGCTCGTTGACGCCAGGACAAGCCGCGCTTGCCTCCGCGCTGCAAGCCCCCTGTGCGCTGCGCGGACAGCTCACGAACTACGCCAGCGTCGTGTTGAGCAACGCGCCCTGGTACGGTCCCGGCAGTGTTTATGACCCGAATTACTGGGAGGATGCGGCGCCCGTTCCCGGGACGACGTTGTGGTACGACCCGACGTACTTGATCGTGCTCGCCACGGGCGCTGTGATCTCGACGCAGAACCCCGTGACCGCGTTGATGTTCTTTCAAGACGGATCGGAGACGGGCTCGGGCTGGGCACAAGGCACCTATTCGCTCACGCCGGGCGAAGTGTCCTACCTGCATGCGCCCTGTACGATCACGGGGTCGCTGACGACACTCCCGAACGTGTTCTCGACGGGTCTCACCAATCCCTGCACGATCTCGGGCACGCTCACGACGGGCATTGCGCTCACTGCGGGGATCTCAGCGCCGAGCGCACTATCCGCAACGCTCAGCACAGGGATTGCGCTCACCTCCGCGCTCAACGCCCCCTGTACGCTCTCTGCGTCGATTTCGCAGGCGTCGCAGCTTGCCGGGGGAATGACCGCGACCGTGAGCGTGACGGGTTCCTTGAGCACGAGCATACGGTTAGCCGCATCGCTCGGGGCTCCGGCGCTCATTCAGGGGGCGCTGAATGCGGGCCCTGCATGGCGTGCGACGCTCTCAGCGCCGAGCACGATTCAGGGGGCGCTGACGGCGCAGACTCGCTTTGCCTCCGCGCTGCAAGCCCCTGCGTCGGTCAGGGGCACGATCACGACGGCGATACAGCTCGCGCAATCCCTGTACGCTCCCGTGACGATGCGCGGGTCGCTGACGACGAACTTTGCGCTGGCCGCCGGGCTGTCGTCGAAGGCGACAATCACGGGAACCTTGGGCTCTGTGGCGCTATTCGGGAGCACGCGCACGGCGCCGTGTTCGATACGGGGCACGTTGACCGTCGGGGCGGGACTCGCGGCGAATCTGCAAGCCCCCTGCACGATAACGCCCTCGCTGTTCGCGCAAGCGCAATTCGCGTGCAACATGACGGCCCCCTGTACGATTGATCCGTATCTGCGCACCCAGGCGAGCCCGATTGGCATCTATAAAGGAGACCCCACTATGACGGTCGGCGCCCCGTTCCAGGATCAGCCCACCGTGCTGACATTTGGCCCCACGCAACAGGATGTGGTGTCGTTTGACTTCGCACCGATACTGCCCCCGGGCGTGACGTTGCAGGGGGTGGCGAGCTTCTCCGTTGAGAACAGCGCGGGCTCAGACGCAACGCCCGCGAATATTCTTGTCGGCGTCGGTTCATTCGATCCCACGCTGACACAGGTGCTCGTGCCCGTGAACGCCGCGAACGGGATGCTCAATAACGACTACTACATCATCTGTACGTGCGCGACGACGAACCCACAAATTGTGCTCGACCGTTTTGCGCTCGTGCAAATACGAGGATGAACCCGAAATGAATCGAACCCATGACCGTGCCGCCGTCATGTCCTCTGTCGATAAAATGCCCTTCTACGCCCCAGGGCAATTGGGCAAGACGCGACGCCTCACGCCCGAGAAGTATTTGCTGTGTGAGGGTGTGGCGATTGCGCGCACGGGCGAACAGCAATACCGGGCGGATGAACTTGCGCTGACCCCCGACGCTTCAGGGATCATTACGATTCATCGGGTGGCGGAGGAGGTGTTCGACCCCGAATCGATGGCGAGCTTTGAGGGCAAGTCGGTGACCATGGAGCACCCGCCGATGTTTTGCTCGCCCGAGACGTATAAGCGGTTTGAGGTGGGCACCGTGCATAACGTGCGGCGCGGAGAGGGAGTGGAGGATGAGCTGCTGATTGCGGATCTGCTCATCAAAGATCCCAAGGCCATTGAGTGGGTCAACACGCGCCGGCCGCAATTGTCGAATGGCTATGATTCTGAATATGACGATTCCCCCGCGGGTGTCGGTCATTATATTCAACGGCAGATCCGTGGCAATCACACGGCGCTCGTTGACTATGGGCGCGCGGGTTCGCGCGTCTCGACGCGGGATAGTGTTTCATTTTTATCACCCCCAGAGGACAACACAATGAGTGTACGCACACGGTTTGGTCGGATTTTCAAACGAGCGCTCGATGCGGCAACGGCCAAAGACGCACGCGCACTCGATGAGGCAGCGGAGGAGATGGAGGACATGATGGACCCGGGCAACGTGAACAAGCTCGCCGAGTTCCACCCCTCGTCCGACTCCGAGAAACTGAAGGAGGCGATGGACTGGATTCGCGACCGCAAGGCGAAGGACGTTGCGGAGGAGGAGCGCAAGACGGCAGAGAAGAAGGCCGAGGATGCTCGCAAGGCGAAGGACGAGGAGGAGGAAAAGAAAAAGGCCGAGGATGCTCGCAAGGCGAAGGACGAGGAGGAAAAGAAGAAGGCCGAGGACAGCCGCCGCGCGACCGACACCGCCGCTCGTATGACGGATGTGATGTCGTTTGCGGAGGTGCTGTGCCCGGGGATCAAGGCTCCGACCCAGGACGCACTCAGCGTCGTCGATGCGATCCCGAACTTTCAGTTCCAGGCGATCACGGAGGCCTGCAAGAACGCGGACACGCTCAAGGTGATCGAATCGACGCTTGCCCCCTTGGGCCTGTCTTCCGTCGCGCAGATCACGAAGGACCATGCGCCCGCGGTGTTTGCGGCATCCACCGTATTGATGAAAGCGCGAAACAAGGGCGTGATGCCGGGGGTCAAGAAAACCGAGGACGGCACGGCGGGCAAGGCCGTCGATGCCAAGACGTTTTCCGACAAAACGACCTCCTTCTGGGATAAGGTCACGGCGACCGCGCCCGTAGCGTCCTCGAGTCGCACGTAATTTCGGCAGCGCACATTTAAGCTCACACACCAACGAGGTTTATCGATATGACTTCCAATGCCATTCTTTTCCGCGCTGCATACGCGATTCCCGGCATGCTCACGCGCGGCACGCACGACAACAAGATCGAGGCGCAAGCGTATAACACAGCGCTCGTCTCCTACCCGAGCACCGGCGCCGCGGGGCAGTTCCTGGCGTTCGGCTGGCCGGGGAAAATGTCCTCATCGCTTTTCGTGCCGCTCGCGGTCGTCGGCGATACGACTCCCTACGGCTGGCTCGTGCGGCCCTACCCGATTTCGGGCGCCAATGCCTCGGACCCGTTGGGCACGGCGGTGCCGAACTGTGCCGCGGGTGTCGCCGCCAACGTGCTGCGCTCCGGGTACATCGGCGTCTTCGTGCAAGCAGGTGCCTCCTCAGTGGCGCAGGGCGGCACGGTGTACGTCCGCTATGCCAACGGCGCCGCGGGCACGCCCGTGGGCGGCATCGAGGGCGCGTATATTTCGGGCACGAACGTTGCGCTCACCACCTGGAGTGGCGGCGCGATGGGGTCGATGTTCATGGGTCCTGCGGATGCCAACGGGTACGCAGAAGTCGCCTTCAACGTCTAATTCAACCACAGCGTAAAACGGAGATAATTGAACAATGCGTAATCAAGATCGATCAATCAAGGCTGCGGTGAATGCGGCGATTGCCGCCGGGCGCTGCCCGACGGTCGTCAACGACCCGAACACCAAGCTCACGCACCGCGAAACACTGAGCCACAAGCGGGTGCATCGTGTGCATGACAGCCTGCAAACCTACGACCAGCAAGCCTTCGACAGCGCGGGCGTGTTCATGATCGGGGAACTTGAACGGCTCGACCAGGAACTGCACATGCCCTTGATCGAGTACACCTGGGGACGGGATATCGACACCCGCACCGATGTGACGATGGCGGATGAAATCAGCTCTTTCACCAACAGCAATTTCGCGGTGACGCAGGGCATTCCGGGATCGAACAAGTCCTGGAGCGGCAAGACATCGACGGCCATCGCAGGGCTCGGGGTCGATATCGGCAAGACGACTCAGCCGTTGCCGATTTGGGCGATGGAGGTCTCGTGGACGATCCCTGAACTGCTGTCCGCGGCGCGTCTCGGGCGTCCGCTCGATACGCAGATGTTCGAGTTCATGCAAGAGAAGTGGCAGATGGACGTGGACGAAGAAACGTACATGGGCGACTCCGTGCTCGGCATGAACGGGATGTTCAACCACACCTCGCTCACCAACACGGGCAACGCGGTCAACGGTCTGTGGGCCTCGGCATCCCCGGCACAGATACTCGCCGACATCAACTCGCTGTTGACGAGCGTGTACACGACGGCGGGCACGAAGGTCGTGCCGAACCGCCTGCTCCTGAGTCCGACCGAGTATACGTTGCTCGTCTCGACGCTCATCAGCACGGCGGGTACCACGTCGATCCTGAAGTTCGTGCTCGACAACAACGCGACGCTCGGCGTGGGCGCGGAGCCGTTGAAAATCTTCCCCTGCAAGTGGCTCGTCGGCACGGGCAACACGCTCGGGGGCGTGGCGGGCAGGGGTCCCACGACCACGAACTCGATGTACGCCTACGACAAGAACCGCAAGCGCATCCGCATGCCGATTGTCCCTTTGCAGCGCACGCCCATCGAGCCGCGCGGTATTCGGCAAATCACGACCTACTTTGGCCGCTTGGGCGGCGTGGAAATGGTGTACCCGGAGACCTGTGGCCGTCGGTCGAATCTCGCGTAAGTCTCGTTTCGTTTAAGACGTTTTCAACAAGGGGTCAAAGCAAATGGCTATCCGTAATGTGCTCAAGTCCTTCCGCTTCAGCCGCCCGCACGCGGCAGGAGCGGTCCGCAATGGTGTTCCGCCCGAACTCGTGTTTCATCCCGGGGTGCAGGAGATTGACGATGACGTGCTCGCGCACCCCTGGGTTGCGGCCGGGGCGGATGGGTGTATCGAGTCGGAGGAGGAAGCGGAGATTCGGGCAACGAATCTTGCGGAAGCGGCGAAGCTCTCACAGCAACTCGCGAATGAGGCGAATGTGAGGGCGCGGGCGGCGTTCAATAATCTCGTGGCCGCGCACAACCGCACATCACCCAATGCGCCGCTCGATGAGCGTTCGCTCGATCTGCCGTTGTCCGTGTTACAGGCGCGGCAGGATCGGCCGCTGACGAGTGAGGAGGAACAGGGGCTGGTAGCGCGGGCACAGGAGGAGCGGCATCAGGCCATGGTGGCGACGAATGCGTCGCAAGCCGCGATGCATCAGAGCGAGGACGCCTCAAAGCTCAAGCGCAAAAAGGCGTAAGCGCGCATGTCAGTCACCCCGCAAAGTTTCCGCAGTACGTTTGGCGAGTTCGCCGATCCTCAGGCGTACACGGATGCCGCCATCACGACATGGATCAATAATGCGGTTGCGTTGCTCGATGAATGCCGCTGGGGCACGATGCTCGACTACGGCACCATGCTGTACGTCGCGCATGTGCTCGTCGTGCGGCGGCGCTCTGCGCTCGCGAGCGCCGTGGGAGGGGTGCCGGGCGAGGTCAAGGGGCCGCTCACATCGCGTACCGTGGACAAGGTGTCCACGTCGTTCGACTCCCAAGCCGTGACGTTTGATGCGGCGGGATTCTACAACTCAACGACCTACGGCCTGGAGCTGTGGCAGCTCATGCTGCAATTTGGCGCGGGACCGTTGCAGGTCACGCAGCCCTGGGGCGACCCCTCCAACACGGATGGGGGCGGGTTTTGGTTCGGCATGCTGCCCGGGCAATGAAGCAAATAGGGCAGCGCGTGTATGTGGTCGAGGACACGAGCGCGGAAGTGTTCGAGGCGCTGCGGGAGATTACGCGCCTGCAGGTGTTGATCGGCATCCCGGAAGCGAATGCGCCCCGGGAGGACTCGCCCATCAATAACGCGACGATTGGGTACTTGATGGAGTTCGGGTCTCCGGCCGCGAACATCCCTGCGCGGGCATGGCTCGTGCCGGGAGTCGAAAAAGTGCTGCCCAAATGCCTGAAGTACATTGAAGCCGCCACCCAAGCGGGCTTCGACGGGGACAAAGGCAAGATGAGGCAGTACCTGAATGCCGCCGGCATCATCGGGGCCGAGGGCGCGAAGAATGAAATGCGCACCGGGAATTTCGTGCCCCTGAAGCCCTCCACGATAGCCGCCCGGCACCGGCAGCGACAGGACGCCGCACCACGGCAGAGCGAGAAGGACTACATGAAATTTTACTACCAGTTGAAGGACGGGGGCGCGAGCCCTGAGCAAGCCGCCGCGGTGGCGCAGGAGGAGGTCGGGATACACCCCCTGCTCAATACGCTCGAATTGCTGCACTCGGTCACGTATGTCGTGCGGGATGAGGATCACGAGGCCTACGCTTAAATGCCGCTCATCGACATGACAGACGCCCTGACGGACCCCGATTTCATGGACACGTTTACGGTCGCCCGGCAATCGCAGACGATTAATTCCTCGGGCTTTGCCGTCAACACGCCGACCGTCACGCCCCCGTTGTATGGGGTTGTGACGAGTGACCGAGGCAAACGGTTGCAGCGGGGCACGGACGCGGAGCGTATTGCTCAGACGATTACGATCATCACGACGTTTGAATTGTCCGCAGGCGCCGGCACAGGGCAAACGGCGGATGTCGTGAACTGGAACGGGCAGCAATACACCGTCACGCATATTGACGATTACTCCCGGTTTGGGCAGGGGTTTATCCAGGCCACCTGCGAGCTTCAGTCGGTGAACGGATAAACACACATCAATTATTGGAGTGAACTTGAATGAGTAACCTTGGCCTTTCCGTCAACGATGTCGTTAATGGCACCGTCTCCTTGTCGCCAAGCGCCGCCGCAACGCGCAATTTTGGCATCCCGCTGATACTCGGGGATTCGGGTGTCATCGACACTCAAACGCGCTTCCGCATCTATTCCTCGCTCACCGCCGTCGGGGGCGATTACGGGGGCACGTCGCCCGAGTATCTGGGCGCGCAAGAGTTTTTCGAGAACAATCAGAGCGGCACCGTATACGTCGGCGCCTGGGCGGCGAATCCGACATCCGCGTGGCTCGTCGGCGCTGTGCTGTCCTCCGCGCAGCAAGCCATCGCGAACTTCAACACGATCTCCAATGGCGGCATTGTCATCATTATCAATGGCTCGACGCACACGATCACGAACCTGAACCTTACGGGGGTCACGAACCTGAACGCGGTGGCCTCTGCGTTGACGATTGCCCTCAATGGGGCAGCGACGTGTACGTGGAATGCCAACAATAACTTTTTCCAGATTCTGACCACGTTGACGGGACCCACGGCCTCCATCGGCTTTGCCACGTTGGGCGCGGGCACGGACCTGTCTGTGTTGATGGGATTGAGCGCCACCGTCAGCGGCTCGTATGTGGTGCCTGCGATTGCGGCGGAAGCGCCGCTGGTGGCCGCGCAATTGCTCGCGACCATGACGACGGGTTGGTATGGGCTGTCGTTCAAATCGACTACAGCGATCACGGATGCGCAGCACACGGCGGTCGCGAACTTCATACAAGCCGTGTCGCCGCCGAGGATCTACGGCATCACGACCGCGGAGGGGGCTGTGCTCAATGGCGGCACGGGCACGAGCATCGGCAATTCGCTCACGCTCAACCGCACGTATTGCCAGTACAGCTCTGCGACGCCCGCCGCGGATCTCGCGGCGTTTGGCATCGCATTCACAACCAATTTTCTCGCCGATGATTCCCTGTACACCCTGATGGCGAAGGACGAGTTGGGCGTGCTCGCAGAGAACCTGACCGAGACCCAGGCCGCGAATCTGAAGGCGGCTAATTGCAACGTGTTCGTCGAATACAACAATGGCAAGGCCATTTTGCAATGGGGCACGATGACGGATGGCACGTACTTCGACGTGATCCACGGCACCGATTGGCTGTCGAATGCGATTCAGGTGGCTATCTTCAACTTGCTGTATACGAATCGCAAGTTGCCGCAAACGGACGCGGGCGTGAGTCAAATCGTGGCCACGATTGCCCTGCAATGCGCGCAGGGCGTGGCGAATGGGCTGATTGCCCCGGGGACCTGGAACGGTCCGCCGATTGGGCAGATTGCCACAGGGGACTTTTTGCCCCTGGGGTATTACATCTATGCGCCCCCGGTCTCCTCGCAATCGCAGTCCGCACGCGCCGCGCGTCAGTCGCCCGTGTTGACCTGTTGCATCAAACTCGCGGGCGCCATCCACACGGTCAACTACATCCTCAACGTCAATCAATAAGGAGTTTACTTCCATGCCGACTTATTCATTCAACGATGTGACGGGCTCACTCGTCGGCCCCACGGGCTCGACCCCTTTGGGGTACGGAGAGGCGGTCACGGACGAGGGCATATCCATCGAGCCCAAGGGCGACAAGAACACGATGGAGATCGCGGCCGATGGCAATGGGCAGCATTCGCTGCACGCTGACAATTCGGGCATCGTCACGATTCGCTGCCTGAAGACCTCGCCCCTCAACGCCGTGCTGCAAGCCATGTACGATGTGCAGACATCCTCCTCCGCGCTGCATGGTCAGAACCTGATTACCGTCGCCCACGCGCCCTCGGGCGACATGAACACGGCCGAGCAGTGCGCCTTCTCGAAAAAGCCGCGCGTCGTGTACGGCAAAGTGGCAGGGCTGATGGAGTGGATGTTCGAGTCGATCAAGATCCACTCGGTGCTGGGCACGTACTAAGAGCACGTAACCGATGAGTCTCACACCGACAGAATTCACGAAGGACGGCGTGCGGTATCGCATGCGGGCGCTCAACGTCATTGAGCAGTTGCACCTCAACCGTAAGATCGCCCCCCTGTTGCCGCCGTTGATCCCCGTGTTGATGAAATTGGTTCGGGATCGCGCGGCGGAGGGGGAGGAGAACGCGTTCAACCTCGATGTCGAGGGTCTCGCGGCGCTCGCCCTGCCGTTCGCCAATTCGATTGCGGACATGAGCAATGAGAAGGCGGAGGAAATCATCACGATGTGCCTGGGCACGATTTCGCGTTACATCGAGCAGGGCAATGCCTGGATGCCCGTATGGATCGCGAATGCCAAGGCGAGCACCTATCCTGAGTTCAACTCGCTTCACACCGCACTGCCGTTCGTGCTCGAGGTCATCAACAATGCGCTCGGCCCTTTTATTCAAGGGTTCCTTTCCAAGGCGGATACCAAGGAGCCCGAGATGAAGACAACGCTCTAGAATGGGCAGAGCTGCCCGAGGGGGAAAGCTGGATTCTGTTCCCCGTTGAGCACGGGATGTGCAAGTACGAAAGCCTGAAGGACGGCAGCCTCGATCTCGCGGACATCGCCCGCATGAATGACGCGATACAGGTCAAAGCGATTAACGCGCGCATTGCGAACGGAGAGGACAAGTGGCAGACACGACGATCAAAAGCTTCCTAATCAAGCTCGGGTACAAAACCGACGAGTCTTCGATTAAGAAGTTTGAGGACGGCATCGTGCATGCCACGAAAATCGTCGTGGGGTTTGCGGCCGCAGTGGAAGCAACCGCAGTGGCGGTGGCGGTCGGGGTGGGCAGGTTCGCGAACAACCTCGAGGCGCTGTACTTTGCATCCGTGCGCACGGGGTCCGCCGCCGGCAATCTCAAAGCCTTCGACCGTGCTGCTCAGTCCTTCGGTGCGAGCGCAGGGCAGGCACTCGGGAGCGCAGAGGCGCTCGCGCGATTCTTCCGCCAGAACCCCGCGGGCTCCAGCTACGTCAACGCGCTTCTTGGACAGATCGGTGAGTCGGCGTACGACAAATCGGGGAAGCTCAAAGAGATCCCCGAACTGATAACGACGATCGGCAAGCTGTTCGCGAGCAACACAAAGCACAACGCGGGATTCGTGAACTACCAGCTGTCTGACATGCTGCACATCGATGAGAAGACGATGCTGGCGATTCAGGACGGCTCCTTCGCGCGAAGGTACGCGGAAGTGCAGAAACAGATCAATACCCCCGCCTTTAAGCACGCGACCGAGGGCGCACACGCGTTCATGGAGTCGCTGCGCCGCCTGCAAGATCAGTTGTACATTTTGGGCGTGCAGATCACCGATACGCTGCAAAAGAAGCTCAGTTTCTCTCTCGATGGAATCACGCGATGGTTGTCCTCCGGCGGAGACCAGAAGGTCGCGAACATCATCATCGAGATCGTCGGCACGGCAATCGACGATTTCAACAAGCTGCTCGCTTGGTGGGACGAGCACCATGAAGCCATTGAGACGCGCATCAAGGAAACCTGGGACTCCCTCAAAAAAGCATACACCGACATCATTAAACCCACGTTTATCTGGGTGTACGACAAACTCAAGGATCTTGACACTCAGACAGGTGGCTGGAGCACGAAGCTCCTCGTGCTCACGGGTCTTCTGTCCAAGATGGGCTTGCCCGCGACTATCTCCGCATTGGGCGCGATTGCCATGGCCTTCAATGATATGGGTAAGGGTCTGGAAGGCATGGGCGACGGGGCAAAGACGTTGGGGGTCGTTGCCACGGCGATTGTCGCCATCGCAGGCAGCGCAGTTGCATTGGCCGGGCTCGGGGTGGAAATCGGCGCGTGGTTCAACGACAAATTCCCCAACAATCCTTTAGCAAAGCTGGGCAACTGGATAGGCGGTGCATTATTCGAGCACGACAACCCCCTGTCTTTGCAAAACCGCCTCGACAAGTACGGTCTTAAGCCCACGGAGAAGGCCGCCATCATGGCGAACATATTCGCGGAGTCGAGAGGCAATCCGATTGCGACCAGTCGCGACGACAAGGGCAATACTCATTTCGGTTTGTTCCAGTTTGGCCCCGAATGGCAGGAAAAGTATACCGAGTGGGCGGACACGAAGAACGCTGCCGGCGCGCATTACAACCGATTCTTAAGTCGCAGCGATGACCCGGCAGAACAGATCGATTTTTTCATGGACATGTTGCAAGGGTCGAACGACCCTGGTATGCGGCGGCTGCGTGCCGTGATGCAAGCCAATCGGGCGAACGGTGCCATGGGTGCGAACAAAATCGCGCAGACGATGGCCCTTGAGTTCGAAAGGCCGTTTGCCGGGGACAAGGGCACCGAGGAAGCGAACAAACGCGGCACGGGAGCGACCGTCATTTACAACTCCTTCCACATTACGGAGTCTAACGATCCGCATAAGACGGCGAATGCGGTCAAGGAAATAATAGACAAAACGCACCGCGACGCGGCCCGTGATTTCGTGCCATCAGGGGTGATCCAGTGACGTTTCTGCCCGCGCCCCCGACGCTGCCCAGAATTAGCGATGTCGTCTCCACGGTCATCGGGCAGGCGGTCACGGCGGGACTCAACACGTTGTCGGGGCTCTTTACGATCATTCCTCAGGGCGTGATCGATACCATCCCGATTCAAGCCACGTTGTCCGAGCGATACACGGATCGGTTAGAGGTGACGAAGCATCCTGTGCAGTTGGGCGCACAGATATCGGACCATACGTATCGTCTGATGCCTGTGATCTCGCTGCGTTGCGGCTGGAGCAACTCGCGGTACTCGGGCAACCCCCTCGTGCCCCCATCAAGCAACGTCACTCCCGCGACTTTTGCGGGCGGGCAGATGTCGGTCGGCGATTACGTGAGCGGTATCTACTCACAGCTCCTCGCCCTGCAACAATCGAATACGCGCTTCGATGTCATTTCGACGTTGCGGCATTATACGAGCATGGTGATTACGTCGCTCGAAATCTTGGAGCGGGATCAGAAGACTTCACAGGCCTTGATGATTACCGTGACCTGTGAGCAATTGCTCGTCGTCAACACGACGACCGCGCAGTTGCCGCCCATCACGAATCAGGCGAACCCTCTCGCCACCGCGACGACACAGAACACGGGATCGCAGTCCTTGGGCGCCCCCGTCACGCCCTCTAGCATAGGCTCCGTGCCTCAGACGACATGGACCGCGCCCACGGACAGGTCCTCATGACCACGATTTATCCCATTCCTCTGCAACCCAACCCGCAGCAGTTCACAATCTCGCTCGCGGGCACTTCGTACACGTTCACGCTGCGTTGGCGCAACGCGACGAATGGGGGCTGGTTCCTCGACATCGGGGATGCTCAAAACAACCCCCTGCTCTCGGGCATCCCCCTGACTACGGGCGCCTCGTTGCTTGGGCAGTATGAGTATGTGGGCATCGGGGGCGATCTGTGGGTCTCCACGACGAGCGATCCCGATGCGCCCCCGACGTTCACGAACCTGGGCACGGATGGCAATTTGTACTTTGTGACGGACCCTTGAGCGCCGTCATTAATTTCGACGGCAGCGCCACCCCGGCCCCCACCCCGGACAGTGGAGTGACGCTCGACGAAATCACGGTGGAAGCCGCGCGCCCTGATGCGGCCCAAACCACGGGCGATGCGCAATTCGGGCGACAATTGCAATTGATCGTCACGAATGCGCAGGGGCAGGGGCTCGACCTGTCGCAGTTTCGGGTGGTGTTTCGAGTGTCGCGCGGCGACTTGCAGAATCCGAATACGGCGGACATTCGGGTCTACAATCTCAACACTGACACGGCAAATTCCCTGGCGGGCAATAACTCGCAGTACACGCAGCTCGCGTTGCAGGTCGGGTATCAGGGGCAGAACCTGGGGCTCATTTTTGCGGGGACCATTGCGCAGGCTCGCATTGGGAGGGTGAACCAACTCGACTCCTATGTCGATTTCACGGCGGGCGATGGAGATGAGCCGTATAACTTCGCGACGTTGACTGCGCCCTTGAGCGCCGGGAGCAGTGGCCCCGCGGCGGTGCTCGCGAATTTTCTTCGCTCCATGCAGGCAGCCGCATCAGCTAACGGGAGCAAGCTCACGCAAGGGTATGCCGGCCCCCTGGGCACGAATGCACCTCCGCGCGGCAAGGTGCTGTACGGCAATACCAAAGACCTGTTGCGCACGTTCGCCCGCACGAACGACATGGTATGGAGCATTCAGAACGGGCAGCTCACTTTGATTCCGCGCTCCTCCTACGTGCCGGGGAACACGATCATCCTGTCCCCTGCCACGGGGTTGATCGGCAGCCCGGAACAAATCCAAAACGGGGTCTCCGCCCGCATGCTGCTCAACCCGCAAGTCGGGATCGGCTCAGCGGTCAAGATCGTGGGCGCCACCATCAATCAGTTTCGGTACACCCCGGGACTCGTGTCACAGGCTTCAAATTGGGCGATACAGCAATCGAATGCGATCAACGGGCAGGGGCTTTATTACGTGATGAACGTCGAGCATTTTGGCGATACGCGGGGCAACGATTGGTACACGGACATGGTGTGCTTGTCGATTGATGCGTCGGTTGCGGTGGTGAACACGTCGCACATCGACGGGTATTTTATCAATCCTGGGCCGATCCCGAGAAACTGATGGACCCGCGCGAACGATCTATCGACCTTCCCGAACTCCTGCGGCTCGCGTTCGAGGCAGGGCAGCGCACGCTGTGGACCGCGATGCCGGGAATTGTGAAGAATTTCCCCGGTACAGACGGCCCTGCAAATGCGTGGACGGTGGACGTGCAGCCGACAATCAAGGGGCTCGTGCAAGACACGTTGGGCAACCGCACCTGGACGACGATGCCCGTGCTGCTGAATTGCCCCCTGCTGTTTCAGGGTGGAGGCGGCGTCACGGCGACCTTCCCCATTGAGGCGGGAACGGATGAATGCCTCGTCGTGTTCGCGTCGCGTTGCATCGATCTGTGGTGGCAGAATGGCGGCATACAGACGCAGGCAGAGCTGCGCATGCACGATCTGTCCGATGGTTTTGCGCTCGTGGGCGTGCGCTCCTTGCCGCGCGTGTTTGCGCTCGATACGGCGAATGCGTGCTTGATCTCGGATGATGCCTCGACTTACTACAAACTCAACCCGACGACTCAGCAATTGGCGATGACGGCGCCCGGGGGAATCAACTTGAACGGAGTGACGATTGACAGCAGCGGCAACCTGACATCGCCCGCGACAATCCACGCGGCCACCGATGTGACAGTCACCGCGAGCAACACGAGTGTGAAAAACCACGACCATCAAGTGATAGGCATACAGACGGGAGGCTCTACGATCACGAGCACGGCCCCTGTGGTGGGCTCATGAGATACCGTCCCCTCGACGCCAACGGCGATTACACAATCGGGCAGCCGTGGCTCGTGAACTCGCCCGCGTGTGTAGCCCAAGCCGTATCCACCCGAATCAAGCTATGGCTCAGCGAGTGGTACGTCGATACGTCGGACGGCACGCCCTGGTTGCAGGGTATCATCGGCAAGAATTACACGAACCCGAATGCACTGATACAGCAGCGCATTGTGTACACGCCCGGAGTGAAAACAATCTTGACCTATTCGAGCACGTTCACGGGCAGCACTCGTAATTTCACGATCTCGGCCTTGATCGATACTATTTACAGCGTGAACGGTGTCAGCACCGCTCCCGTGACGGTGACCCAATGAGTGCTTACGTCAGTCCGACGGCTCCGATTATTGGCCCCGCGGGCATCACAGCCCCCGACTTTGCCGCCCTGCAAACCTACCTCATCAATGGGTATGAAGCGATTTACGGAGCGGACTCTTACCTTGGCAATGACTCGCAGGATGGGCAGTTCATTGCGCTGATTGCCCAAGCGCTGGCGGATTGCAATGCGGCGTGCATTGCCGTGTTCAATGGCTACGGCCCCAATGGATCACAGGGCGCGGCCCTGTCGTCGAATGTCAAGATCAATGGCCTGACGCGCCTCATCCCCTCTTACTCCACCATCCCCCTGACGTGTGTCGGCGTCGCCGGCACGCCCATCAATAATGGCGTGGCGCAGGATACGGGAAACAACACACTGTGGAATCTGCCCTCGCTCGTCACCATTCCCGCCTCGGGCACGATCACGGTCACTGCGACCGCGCAGCTCATCGGCGCGACGGTGGCGAGCGGGTCGGGAACCGTGACCAAGATCGCCACCCCCGTGTATGGCTGGCAGAGCGTCACGAACGGATCGAACCTAGCGACG